TTCATGCCTTTTGGCATCTTGTCAGGGTTAGACTTTAGGAATTCACTCATCGCGCGTTGCGCGATGCGCCGTTCAAGCAAATCTAGCGCGTTGTTCTCCTCGATAAACTTATGCATCGCCTCCCAATCAGATGTCCAGTAGCGGGTAGACACCCCACGAATAACTACACCAACACCGGGGATACTGACGTTACCCCCCGCGCGCTTGCAGGTTTCAAGTAGGAATCCCTCTACCGCTTCCATCTGGTCTTTGATCTTCTTATCTTCTTCTTCATATTTTGCCGACAGAGCACTACGTGCTTCTCGCATCTTTAAATACGCTTTGACCAGTACTGGTGTCGGCGGCAGTTCGCTTTGCGTCTCTTGCATTGGGGCCTCCTAGACAGGCTCGTAGTTTACATGAAAACTTTTAGGCGTCAAGTACCTCCTTGTACAGGTTCAGAAGCGAATCGAGGCTGGCGGTCTTGGACTCCAGCGCTTCATACTGCTTACGCTCGACCGGGGAGCCGCAGAGCTTGACCACCAAGCAGGGGTTTTTCTGGCCCGCCCGGTGGACGCGAGCGTTGGCTTGGTGCCAGATTTCGTTAGAGGTCACAGGCCCCCACCACACGACAGTGTTGGCCGCGTGCAACGTCACACCATGCGAAGCAGCGGCGGGCTGAATCAACAGAATGCGTGGATCAGGTTCAGTCTGAAACGCCTTAAATATTTCTGTACGTTTATGAGCAGCTACACCACCATGAACTACTTCTACTGTATATCCGTCTTTTTTCAGTTGGTTCTCTAGATGGTCTATTGCGTGCCGGAAAGGGACGAAGACAAGAACTTTGTGTGTGCTTTCTTCTATCGCTTCTAGTAAAACATTATACCGATGTGTCATGTCGAACACTACGGTATTACCGTCGTCAGTATACACGCACCCGCAAGCTACCTGTAAGAGCTTGTTAAGATTAGTAGCCGCGTTAACCGACGTTACGGTTTCTCCAGCGGCAGTCATTATAAACTGCTCTTTGAGGAGCTTGTAGTACTTAGACTGCTGCGGTGTGAGTGGGGCTTCGCGCGTGGTATACAGCAATTCCGGCAGGTCTAAGCATTCATCTTTCGTAAATCTGATCGCTGGCTGTAGTATTTTGTTAATCGTTTCGGCTGCATCAGTCTTAGGTTTCCACCTAAACTGTGTGAGTTTATACATCACTCTATCGCGGAATGTATAGAAATTTGATGGTACCGATCCCGGGTCCATCATTTTAGCTAGGCCATAAGCGTCAGTAGGACTTTGCGAGGCAGGGGTGCCGGTCAACATCCACAGCCACGTATTCGGCTGAATTAATGAGTTGATCGCTCTCCATCTTTTGGTGGTGGCGGTTTTTACTGCGTTGGCTTCGTCGATTATTACCAAATCGAAACCGCTATCTTTCAGGTCTGGTAGGACTGTTTCGACGCCATCAAAATTTATGATGACAAACTCAGCATCGGACTGTATGACTTTAGTACGTTTCTGTCTGCTACCGTGAGCAATATCTACCCTGCGGTGCATGACCGTTTTGAACAGGTCAGCGCGCCATGCCGAGTTCATAATCGACAGTGGGCAGATCACCAAGACGCGTTTGACATGTCCCGTACGCAACAAGTAGTCCGCTGCCCACGCTACGCTCGCGGTCTTGGCGGTGCCCGGGTCGTTGAAACAATACGCTCTACGATGGAGCGTGAGAAACGAGGCGGTAGTCCGCTGGTGTGCGAATGGCGTATATATTCCCGGCCAGTTGTAGTGCTTTTCTATTGGCGATGGTACCTTCTTGACGCCTAGGTTCTTTAGTACTTGGGACTCATCTAGGCCCCAATAGACCAATACCATGCCATCCGCTAGTTGTTTGGAACGGGGGATCGTTGCGAGCACCCGCTCGGGGTGCCGCAACTTAAGAAGCAAAGCTTTGTTCTCTACTATCTGCATTAACGCAACTCAAACTTACAAGCCGCCGCGCGTTCGATAAGGTCAAGGGCCTGTGTCGTAGCATCATCAAGAGCGTTGTGCGGTACCCCTACGTTTTGCTTCCTTTCTTTCGTACCGAACATGGCCCGGATAGTCCGGTAGCAGCGGTCGTTCCAAAAATGCCAAGGAGTATCCATCTTCGTGAGACGGTAGGCAGCGGCAAGCAGTGCATTATCAAAGTTTGCGCCGTTGCCCCAAACCACTGCTACGTCTTGCGGAGGCATCCACATAGCGAACTTAATGAGCGCGAGGTCGATTCTAAGCGTACCAGAAAATGCAGCAGTTCTGGCTTCTTCTGACTGGTTAGACCACCACTCCAAAGTACTTTTTTGCGCGCGGAATCCGGCTTCTTTACAGGACTCCGAGTCAATTGCAACGTAGAATTTTTCGGTGATCCCTTTTTCGGCACTAAATTTCACTGCGCCGATAGATAGGATCGTATCCCCTGGTCTTGTGCCCAGGGTCTCAAGATCAACCATTACATGCTTAAGCTTGCTGTCCATTTCTTCTCCTGAATACCAAGATCGTTCGGTGAGGGGATCTCACCGAACCGTAGACCCCAATCTTGTTGGGGATTAAACCCGCTCTAAGCGGTATCAGGCTCCGCTTCGCGGGCTCTTGTAGTTTTTTGCGCTGTTGGCGCTAAAAGACTTAAGCCGGACATTCCCCGGCTTGCTTTTCCCGCCGTCTTTGATGGGCTTGATGTGGTCTAGGGCTTTCCCTTCCCGGGAAGCTCGCCCGTGCTCTTTATCCCAAGCGCGTCTAGCTCGCTGTCTTTCCGACTGCTTAGCCCGCCCACCATTTGCAAGGAAGTCTCTGTACTCCGCAGAATGATCACGGTCTTTTTTGTTTGCGTAAGGCATTCGTTATCTCCAAAATCCAATTCCAACTGGACCCAGTTCATGTATTAGCTCCATTATGGGGACAGGTAGTAACGACGCAATGGCGACGGCAAAGCCCCGACGGATTAGGGTTCCATACGTTTGTGCGGATTGCGGTTTCCAGTCGTTGGATATCTTGCATCCATTGCCGCCAGTAGACTTTTTCACGTTCTACTGTGTATTCAGCGGGCTTGAAGTGGTTCGCTAATACGAACAGCAGCCCACCCTTGACTCTACGCACTGAGGGGAAGTGTTTGAAGACCAGCAAGGCCATCAACTCCAACTGTGCTGTGTCTGCGTATTTGGCAGACCGGTTCGTCTTGTAGTCCACGACCCGGGCGGAGCCTTTGTCCTCGTTGACGATCAGGAGGTCCACGACCCCCCGGCACCATACATCAGGCGCGTCAAACGCGCAAGGGTGCAGATCCTTGGTCAGGCCCATCTTGTGCTCGCACAGCTTGGTCCCAGGGATGTTTCGCAGGGCATCGAGGTGGGGCTTGACGTAGCCGAAGATCTCAGGCAGGGGGGTGCCGTCTCGCACGTAAGTCTCGGCTGCTTCGTGGAAACTCGTGCCGTATAGCGTAGCCTCTGTGAACGGGGGCTCCACAAAGTTGCGGAAGACTTTTACCTCTGCATACTGTCTCGGACAAGTCTTAAACTTTTTTAGGCTACTAAACGACCACGCTTTCATCGCTTATTTTCTTCCATTATCGAAAGAGTATGCTGGAGCAGCCGCCCTTCGACACAAAGGCTCTCGGCCTTCAACCGCGCTTTTTCATATTCGTGACTCAGACAAAGATGGTGAATCTCTTTCGCAAGCTTTTCGATCTGTATTAGCGGCATTGCGTAGTCAACAATCTCGTCATTCTTCATCAGCCATTTCCCCGTAATTATAGCCCCATTTGGACTCACAGTTGATCGGCAGCCCCGCTGCCCAGGGAGGTACCCAACGCATGCAGGACTCGATGTAAGCCCGCGCCTCGCCTAGCTCGGCCTCGCGCACTACGGCCAGAATACTATCATGGACGGTCAAGGCCACACGGTACTTCTTTGCAATGCGCAGCAATTGCGACATCACAATAATACGGGCGAGTGCCTGAGTGCAGTTCTCAACCAATTTCCCGCCGTATATATCTACCAGTCCTGTGTCGTCTTTATACTGCCACCGCATTACTTGTCGGTTCGGGTCATGTGCCCGGTGCAGTTGCGGGTAGCTGACGTACAACCCGCTGGGCAGGCGCGCGCCTTTCTTCCCTTCGATGAGCAGTACACCCTCTCGCCCGAGCCACCGGGTCTTGTTGGCGTGCATGGACTCGATGCACTGCTCGGCCTCGTACCACAGATTTTTGATACGGCTATTAGTCATGCGATAAACGTCAATGATCCGCTGGCACTCTTGAATATCAAGATCCATTGGCGGGTTTGCGGTCTTTAGCGTAGCCTGTAGTTTGAAAGCCCCGGTTTGGTAACCGCACCCGACGACCACTGTTTTTCCTAGGAATCTTTCGCTCTTGTTAGCCTTCGTAATTGGACGGCCGTAGATACGACTCGCCATTTTGCAATACACATCGACTCCGTTGGCGAAATCCTCAACAAGATCGTCCTGCCTCGCCAGCCACGCCAGTACCCGAGCTTCGATGTTGGACGAATCAGAATCGACCAGAACGTACCCAGGCGGGGCTTCAATACATGCTTTAAGTTCTGTACCCCCTCGTGCAGGTAGGTTTTGAAGATTAATATTATCGCCGCCGCTCGTCCTTTTTGTTCTTGCGTAGCTATACTTGAGAGGGACTGGTAGTACTGAATTACGCTTAACGATGTCGATAAACGTACTCGTGCGGGTCTCCTCCAGCGTGCTTTTGGTCCCCAGGCGCGCAGCTACAGCGGTCTGCACCCGCTCATCAGGATGGTCCAGCAGGGCTTTAAGTTCGGGGTCGGTCTTAGCGAATGCGAACGTCGGTTTCCCCGTCGTCTTGCTGATCTTTATGGGTGGCTCGACACCCAGTTCCTTCAGTACCTCGGCAAACTGCGGGTTCGACGATAGCCGCTCCTTACTGAACTCTGTCTTACTCAGAAGCTCTTCCTTGCGCTTGATCACCCCTGCGAGGTGCGCTTCCAGCTTCTCCTTGTTCAGCCGCAGCACAGGTTCCGAGAACATCCTGATATGCCGGTCGATGAGCCGCAACTCCTCCAGGGGGTAGTTGTCCCGCTTGTCGAACTCCTCGATGTTGTACCAGCCCTCGGACATCGTGTGCCACATGTCGTAGCAAAGCTTAACGTCATGCAGGCAGTAGGCTGCGTATCGGCTGAACTCCTCGGGGGTGAAGTCTTCTCTACGCTTGCCCATCGCGTTCTGCACCTCGGTGCCCTTGTCCTCGAAGCCGTACCGCTTGGCGAGCATGGCGAGAGAGTTGTTCCGGGAACCGAACATGGCACGGGCCATAGACAGGGTGTCTAGCCACGCGCGGGGGTTAACGTCAAAGAGCCACGAGAAGATAGCTGAGTCGAACATCGTGTTGTGGCACAGCACGGCGTACTTACCCCAGTCTACCGCGTCCAGTCTATATTTGATGTCCGCGTGGGTGCCAGTGACCACTTCTGTAGTGCCATCGGGCCACCGAAGCCCGAGCATTATAACTTCAAATCGTGGGTCACGTACATACGCCTCAGTAGTTAGTTTTGTGAGGCTGTATTCTTTGTCGTAGTACGTTTCAAAGTCCGCGGTGATTATTTCCATATGTCTCTCTAAACCACTGCTCAAGTAGATCGAGCGTATCTTCGCGGACCACCATTGCAGCACCGCCAGCTTTATGGATAGCGGTGATTTCGCGCTCTTGCAGAGCGGTGGGTTTGTTATATCCGGCCTTGCATTCTACTGCAAGAAACCTGCCTCGGTAGCAGATAATGATGTCGGGTATACCAGCACGACCGTAACCGTTTTGCGCGGGGAAAAAATACCACGCACCATAGCGCGTGATAAGCTCTACGCACTTACGTTTGACTTTGCTTTCAGGTGTGGTCATTTTATTCTGCTTGTTTCAAAGCAAGCATATAACTCAACCAAAACGGCCAAGCAAGCGCTTTGAGTCCTCCGGCTAGAGCCGGCGGGGATGGAATTTGGCAGATACGTCTCGTGCTGATGTCATCGGGGAAATCGACCGCACACTTTGCACTGACCAAAGCCTGCGCGCGTTCCGATTCTACGGTGGCGGGGCCAAAACAAATGACCACCCCTGCTAAATACGCCGCCCCAAAACAAACTTGGATAGATAGTTTCATTTTCTAGCTCCTTCTATGAGAAAAATGGCTACAAGCAGCCCCCGTATCAACAGTGCGTCGTGCATACAAAACCTCTAGATTTCGTCTAAAACGCGTTAGGCCC